TAGAAGTTTCTGAGGTTGTTAGACGCCTTGGTCAGCATCCACTCTCTAAATTGTAGCCACTTAGGATTTTCGGCACCATAAACTTCTCGAGCCACCCAACAGAAGAATCCTCCAGGAGCAGCCATCTTCCCAAGGCTAGCCCCGCCGCTAAGTAAACTTGCTCCAGCGCTAAGATAGTTAGGCAACGAATTTGCCGCATTCGTAGTCGCCTGGGCACTCGTATAAGCACCGTATGTTCTGGCTTGGTAGTCGGCAATTGATCCGTATATATTCGCAGCATTCTGAGCTCCCCGGAACCCAGCCATAGGATCGACGTATGCGTATGGACTCGCCTGAGATGCGGTAGCCTGGAACTGTCCAGTTCCCTGCGGAGATGATGCTCCAAGATATCCCATAAGAACGTTCTGCTGTTGAGCTAGTCTCTGAGATGCAAGATTGTATGCGTTCGGTCCTCCGGCGACAAATCCAGAGGCTGCCCCAAGTCGAGACTGATTTAGTGCGTCACGCAGGGCAACATCTCTAGCAAGGGCTCCTCCTGTGGTTTCACCAGATCCAAGGAATTGAGCAGCTGCTCCGTATCTCTGTAATTTCCTTTGTTCGGCTGCAGCGCCAATGGATGCCGCCTCTTCAACTGCCGGAGCAACTCCAGCCACATTACCCCTAGCAGCCTGAGCCGATCTGATCGCTTGTTCGTATCCTCGTCGTTCTTCTGCACCAATCGTTGAACCAAGTTTGAGTTGATTTAATGCCTCTTGCTCTACCTGGTTCCTGAGTTGTTCCGTTTGCGCTGTTGTCGTCGGCCCAAGAGGAGTCTCGGCTATGGTTTGATATCCCTTGGATAATGCTCGAACAGTAGATCCTAGAGTTGGATCAATTGACTCAATTTGTTGCAGTGTTCTTTCCTCGGGAAGTCGTAGTTTTTCTCTGAAACTTGAAATTGCACTTGTAGCCTGAGATCCGGAAAGAGGCGTATAGTTGTCGTAAAGATTTTTGGCTTGAATCGAATCGTTTTGAGCAGATTCAAGTTGAGAATTTAATCCATCAATTGTTTTCTGAACCTGTGATCTTCTTGAGTCTCCGGCTGGAAGATCTGAAAGAAATTGGTTTGCCTGGGCAAGCTGACTTTGAATATCAACAACAATAGCAGATCCTGTTTCGTAAAGACTTTTATATTGATTTTTTCTTCCCTCGTTAATGTCGTTGATAATTTGATCGTCAGTTACGTTTACATTTAATCTTCCAGCAAGTCCGCCACCTTCGAATACTTGACCAGCACCAAGTGAAGCAAGTCCAGATTCAATTCCCTGAATACGCCCCATTCTCGATTGTGTTCCAACCCCAATGTCAGCAAGCCCAAATCTTGTCAATGATTCACTTAATTTTGGAGCAGTTCCCTGGACTGTTGACTCAAGCCTTCGCAGTGTGTCTTGCTCAGTTACTAGCCTTCCTCTGGCTGCCTCAAGCTCTTTTTTGGATATCTTGATTTTTGTTACACCATCGGCATCAAATCCATTTGCCCTATACTGCTGAATCTGGACCGTCTTTCTTTGATCGTTAATTGCATTGATGGCATCTGACGCTTCAGTAACATTCGTGATAATCTGTTTTGCATTCTCGCTTAAATCCTTCGAGTCAAAGTCGCGGACAATTTTTGCCGCGTCCATTAATGCTTTTTGATCTAGCGTATTTAGATTTGCCACCCCGGCCCTTTGAGCCTGGGCCAACATTCTGGAATAATTGTTTACAGCTTGCGTGAAATTTGATGGAGCATTTTCCGCATACGTCAGCTTCGGCAATTCATACTGATACTTTGTTGTTGCCTTTGCAAAATCAAGAACACCCTTTTTATCCGTATAATTAGCAGGATCAAGTTTGTATATATTCTTTATAACATCGGTTTGGGCCTTAACCTCGTCAAACTTTCCTTTTGTGACGTATTGATCAACATTAGTCAGTCCTGCATCTTCGTATTTCTTCTTTGTTTCATTAAGAAGATCTATCTCAGCCTGACTCTGTTGTTTTGATGCCATATTAAACTATTCCTGTCCTTGGAAGTCCGCCAAGATAATCAATTTCTCCTGTTCCAGAATTCTTTTGCACGTTACCAGGAACAGCCCCGGATGGTGATTCTCCGTAGATTCTGGCATATTGAATTGCGGCCTGTTGACCAAGCCCACGTTGAGTTGCAAATGCTTCAGGAGACATTTCAAATTGTCTACGCATTGCCTCAAGCGACCTTTGTGGTCCAAGCTCTCGCTCAACCTGAAGTCCTGCCTGGGCAGATCTCTGAAGATCCAGGGCAGACATTTGGCGCTCAAGTTCGCGCTGTCGAGGGCTATACTTTTCTCTTAGCCTCTGCTCTAGGGCAGCAACATCTGGCTGTTTTTGAATATATGTTTCAAGAGATGATCTATAGAAAAGATCATTTGCTCGAGCCGCCTCAAGTGGATTTGGGGGTGGCGGAGGTGCCGGGATAGATGGAGCGCCACCCATTATCGTAGTGCCTTTTTCATAAACTTCATAAAATCATAACTCCTTGGTCTTCCGGAACGGTTAAAGGTAATCGTCTTGCGGATGCCGAAACGCTCCAGAAGGAGCAACAACAGGCATCTCAAGGAGATAGCACCCTTTGAGGATATCGTCAAGTCTACAAACACGTTATCACCATCTTCACTGTGAACGTAGTGATTTGGTTTTTCTCCATCCTTTAGGCACCTGGCCAACGCTATTCCGGCTATGTTTTCGTTATCTCGCACTATTCCAACAAGTCCTTGAACCTCAAACCATCTAAACCAATCAGATAGGTTATGCCACATTGATTCTGGAACTCCAGATTCTTCAATATACTGAATTGGCGTCATACTGATTTTTGTATTTCAATGGTATCCGGATTTGCCGCGGCAACGATTTGTCTTACTGCCATCTTGTCATCAGAACTTGTGATTGTAATACTCAGCAATCTCCATTTTTCGTACTTTCTCAAGTCGCTCGCAATTCTCTTTTTGAGAGAAAGCGGAAGTTGCGCTGGGATGACAAACGGCAAAACAAGTGATGTTCTGGCAATGCTTAAATTTGTTTGCACGTCAAGAGGGGTTATGTCGACGTCTCTTTGTATTGCAATAGACACATTGTCTGAAAATGAATCATCAAATGATACTTCAAAATGACTTCCGTATTTTGAAGCGAACGGATCGTTAAAATTAAAATCTTTTGTTTTTATAGATGAAACATATCCAGATCCATTGTCAAGATAGTCTGCAGAAGTTACGTTTGCTGGAATTTTATATCCGCTGTACTTGCTTATCTTTCCAAGTGTTGTTTTCATCATCAACCTGACTCCCTCGTCAGAAAAATTTGTTGTAGCAAATTGCATCACCCTTGGGGTCCATGTTCCCTCAAATGCTTGTAGGATTGTATTGTAAACAAGCATTGTATCATTGAAATTGTTCGTTCCTGTGGGAAATGCCAGAAAATATCTATTGTCATAAAATGCTCCTGAAGAAACAGAAATACTAGAAGTGTTTATTGTTTGGATAACGTCTTTTACAACCTCAGAAATTGGCAGACCAACAGTTGTGAAGTCATCAGCTGCAGATCGAACAAGTGACCTAATTCCATCATCAGAAAGAAAGAATATGTCGCTATTTACTTGGACTGCTGACGCACTCGCAACGCATCCAGTATTATTTGAAATAAGCTGAACAGTCCAGCTTGACGCACTTGTCGATCCTGGCGGTATAGTTACCTGGAATATTCTTCTTTTCTTAAATACTATAACTCTATTCTCATAAAATGGGACTATGGCAGTAATCTCGTCTCCATCGTCCGCATTTACAATAATACTATTTAATGGGCTCCAGGTTGATGCATCAAGATAGTCAGATGCAAATAAAGTATTTCGCTCCGATCCTGATCCTACACCAAAAAGCCTATTGTTTGTATTTATGAGTAGCTTCAAGTTAAGTGGTGGAGGAGTTACTGTGGCTGTGCCTATAGCTCCAGAACCGTCTCCAACAATAGTAACAACTGGAGCGGCAGAATATCCAGATCCTCCGTCAACAACAGTTACCTCGATGCTTCCTCCGGTCGAAACAGTTGTGATTAATGTTGGGCTTGTCCCGCTCCAATCGGGCCCGGCAACGCATGCTGTAGCGACCGTATATCCTGTTCCTCCGGAAACTGTAACTGCCCTTACCGTTCCACCCTGTCTTCTACTTATATTTCCATCATAATAATATAATGGACCATCCGAATCAGCCATATACATATTATTATTAAATTGTGCCATGCTGGTTTTTGCTGAATAAATTGTTGCGAATCCATCTGCCCATTTTTGACTTTGGCTGCCCCATGTTCTGCTTATGGATCCCCATGTCTCTTCAGTTGGATGCGATGTTGCTGCTCCGCTTGATTGAATTGAATATAATATTCCTTGCGTAACAGTAAGCAATACTTCGTCTCCATTTGGAGTATCGTAGTACCTCATCCCGCCAATAGACCCCTCTTGACTTGTTGCTGTTGTGCTAAAACTTAATATTCCTCTACGAGTTTCTAGATTTCCCTTTGGTGAAAGGGTCATATTTACA